TGGATGACGGCTCGTGCATGCCTGATGAAGAGATGAATGATAATCGAGTTCGAGTTGGTGACGGCTCGTACATGACGCGCGATGAATTCAACCGCGAGCGTAAGTGGCGCGGCGTTCTCGTCGTGGAAGGCACTCCGACCGGCGACGGCCGCGAGTTTGGCGTGGACGCGCTCGAGTGGGTTGAGAAGCCACTCATTCGCTGGCAGAAGGAGACCGCTCACGGCGGCGACCACGACGTCACCGTCACCGTTGGACGTGCGGACCGCGTGTGGCGCCAGGCACCTGAGATTTGGGGTGAGGGTGTTCTCGACCTCGAGAGCCCGGACGGCTTCGAGATTTACCGGCGCCTGAAGAACGACTTCGCCGGTGGCATCTCGATTGACGCGGACGACATCCAGAACGCCGACGTGGAAGTCATCTGGCCCGAGCAGCCCGACGGTCAGGAAGCCGACCCGTACGCAATTCTCTTCGGTAAGCCGGAGAAGATCGTGTATCACGGTGGTCGCATTCGCGCAGCCACGCTGGTCGACATTCCCGCGTTCGTTCAGGCGGCTATCGCGCTCAGCGGCAACGAAACCACCGCCGAGGCGGTCACCGCGTCCGTCGCCGTCGTTGAGTCGTGCGTCGTCGCACGCCACCAGACTGCGACCACCGACGCTCCCTGGACGCCCGCCAAGCGTGCCGGAATTCGACGCACCTTGCCGCGCGACGCGTACGCGTGGGCAAGTGAGAAGATCGGACTGTTCGCGCACCACGACGTCGACGGCGACCGCGTTGGCGCGGCTAACCTAACGGCGTGCGCCGCGGCTATCCAGAAGCTGTCTACAGCTCGTGACTTGGTCCCTGCGGACGACCTACGCGCCACCTACGAGCACCTCGCCTCGCACCTTCGCGACGCCGGTCTGGTGCCGATGCCTCTCAACGTTGACGTCATTACGGCGGCTGCGGACGCGGCGAGCACGTTCCGCCCGCCGAGCTCGTGGTTCGCTAACCCGGGACTGAGCGTTCCGGTTGGCATCACGGTGACTGACCGAGGTCAGGTTTACGGTCACGCGGCGCAGTGGGGTGAGTGTCACGTTGGCTTCGACGACATCTGCGTGGCTCCACCGTACGAGGACTCACACCCACACTTCATGACCGGTGAGATCATTTGCGACGACGACACGCACGTCGCCGTCGGACAGATCACGATCGGCACCGGTCACGCGCCGTTGTCATACCGCGCGTCGCGCGCGGTCGAGCACTACGACAACACCGGTACCGTGGTGGCGGACGTCGCGGTGGGTAACGACGACGTCGGCATCTGGGTCGCCGGCGCCATTCGACCGCACGCCGAAATGGCGCGAGTTCACGACCTGCGCGCGTCCGGCCGAGTGAGTGGTGACTGGCGTCGCATTGGTGGTGAGCTGCGACTCGTCGGCTTGCTCGGCGTCAACGTTGCGGGATTCCCGCTCAAGACTCGGGCGCGCGTCGCGTCCGGCTCTCCGCAGTCTTTGGTTGCCGCGGGCTTCATGAGCGTGGGCAACGTCATGTCAAAGGAAGAAATCGACCAGAATGCCCTGAAGCACGTTATGGAAATGCTTCGGAGCCGAGTTGTGAAGGAGGCGTAGCAATGTGTAACTGCCGTAAGAACCGTCAAGTCATTCAGCCTACTCCGGTAAGTGAGCCCGCTCCGGTTCCCATTCCGGAGCCCGCGCCTACCGGCGTTTAATCCTCATTTGCGCCGTAAAACGAGTAGCTGTTTCTTTACGGTGTCACCTGAGTTACGCTACAGCTAGCTTACCCGCGTTGCGGACGCCCGCACGCCCTCATCACGTCCTCGTAGGGAGGCCAACGTGGCAGGAAAGCCTGAGGAGCTTGTGAACGTTCCGCAGGATCTCTCGCTGGTGAACGACCAGGATCTCGCTAATCTTGAGGTCCAGGCAGTTGCGGAGTTCACGCGCATTGACGAGCTCGACGACGTCACCCCGGAATCGGTTCAGTACGGCGTTCGACTCGCTGACGACCTCGATCGAGTTCGCGCCGAGTTGCAGACTCGCGCCATTCGCGCGGAGCAGGTCGCCGCAACCGAGCAGGCCAAGCTGATCGAGCAACGTGCCACGCTTCAGCAGCGTGTTCACGGGAAGTCTACCGACGGGGCTCCCGCGATCGTCGCCTCGGCGAGTGGCACCGTTGACGCGGAAGCCATTGCGCGGGCGGCTGCGCAGGGCGCCACCGCCGCGCTGGTTAACGTCCTAGGTGACCGCGTCGCGGGTCGCGGCCTCACGCAGGTGACTCAGCGCGCCTCGGCGTCACTCGCCGACGCGCGTCGCTACGCGCCACCGACAGGAAACGCGCCGAAGGGTCGACTGGCCGTCACCGCGTCGGTCGACATTCCGGGCGTTGACCGGGCCAAGGGCATCAACGGCATTGACGACCTAGTCGAGGTTTTCACGCGCAAGGCGCGGTCAATGCCAGTCACTTCCGGTAACCCGAACCAGCAGCTCGTCGCCACGGTGCGTAACGAGTATGAGCACACCCTGGACGACCGGACCAACCTGGGTCAGGTTGCCGAGCTGTTCAAGCACCTCACCAGTGAGGACAAGAAGCAGGCGCTCGTCGCGGCCGGTGGCTGGTGCGCGCCGTCCGAGATTCGCTACGACTTCTTCAACATCGCTTGTGAGGACGGTCTCATCGACCTTCCCACGTTCGGTGTTTCTCGCGGTGGCATTCGCTTCCCCACCTCACCGTCACTGGCGGACGTCTTCAGCTCCGTCGCGTTCGGTGGCTTTTCCACCGGCTTCAGCGTCACGTCAAACCCGTGGCTCTGGACCGAAGCGAGCGACATCGCGGCTGTAACCGGCTCGCCGACTAAGCCGTGTGTTCGCATTCCCTGCGCTTCCTTCGAGGAAGAGCGTCTCGAGTGCTACGGCGTCTGCCTTACCGCCGGTAACCTGACGGACGACGCGTACCCCGAGAACACGGCGAACTTCCTGCGCCTGCTCATGTCGGCGCACGCGCACGCCATGAATGGCCGGTTCATCCAGCACATGGTGTCGCGGTCTTCCGCCGCGATTTCCACCGGCTCGTTTGCGGTCACCGGCCAGCCCGTGTACCAGCAGGTCTACGGCGGCATTTCCCTCGCCGCGACCGACTACCGCGCGCGCTACGGTATGTGTCGCGACGACATCCTCGAGGTCGTCATTCCGTACTGGGTCGAGGCGGAGATCCGCGCCGACCTGGCGTGGCGCACCGGTATCGAGGCGAACCAGGTTTCGCTGGCCGAGCTGGTGTCGGACTTCTCGGCGATCGGCGTCCGCGTCCAGTGGGTCAACGACTGGCAGGTGCGTGGCACCGGGCAGTTCGGTAACGCCACCGCAATGACTGCGTGGCCGACCTCGGCGACGATCATGATGTACGCGGCGGGCACGTTCCTCCTCGGCAACGGCATGTCGCTCGACCTCGGCGTGGTTCGTGACAGCGTTCTGAACGCGACCAACGACCACACCGCCGCGTGGTCCGAGGAGTGCCACCTGATCGCGCGCGTGGGTCACGAGTCTCGCCAGTACACGATCAACTTCGCCGTGAACGGCCGCACCGGTTCGGCAAACGGCACGGGTAACAACCTGTAATCGACGTCGACACCGTGAGACTGCTCAACGCCGAAGGGAGGTGAACGTAGGTGGCAGGTCCTCGCCTCATTGTCAACCCACCTACGTTCACCCCGTCGCCGTACGGCTTGCTGAGCGTTGTGCAGCAAGTCACACCCGACGGACCGCACTGGCAGAACGGCGTTACGTGGCAGACGAGCTGCCCGTCGCCGTTAAGTCGTTCAACGTACGACGAGTGTATCGCGGTGACGGGTTCCGGTGAAGCGCCGCCGGAACCCGCCGCGAAGACCGATAACGTTGACATGTTGTACCGAGGTGCGACGCCATTCACGGTGTACGCCAAGTTTGACTGCTCGCTATCCGGCATGGACGACGCACTTAAGATTGCAACGGGCGCGTTAGCGCAGGGTGAGTCGTGGCACGTTGAGAGGTCATTCTGGACCGGTCTGGCGGACGGTCGCGTCATCGTGTTCCCTCACCTAGCGGCGGACTCCGAGCTGGTTGACCCGCAGTCGATTGAGCTGCAAAGTCCCGCGTCAATCGTGGTGACTGGTGCCGCCGTCGACGTTGCAACCGGACTCGGTTTACTCGAGTCAGCACTCGCCGACTGCTACAACGGCGTAGGCGTCATTCACGTGCCGGTCAAGCTACTTCCCACGCTGCAGGCGTACGACCTTGTAACCGCCCAGAACGGTAAGTTGCGAACGCTTAACGGCAACTTAGTGGCGGTTGGTGGCGGGTATCCTGGCACCTCCCCCAGCGGTGTTGCGCCGGCAACGGGTGAAGCCTGGATGTACGCAACCGGCGCAGTGTTTATG